ATGGCGACGAAAAGAAAGCGCGGCAGCACTTGGGAATTTGTGGTCAAGCGCCGGGGCGTGCTGGATCGGCCTGTGTACTTCACATTCGCCGACGAGGCCGAAGGCGACGCGTACTGTGCCAGGCTGGAAGCGCTGCTTGACCGTGGGATAGTGCCGGACGAGCTGCGGCGGCAAACGGGCGGCGTGGTCACGATCTGCGACGCTATCGACGCCTACGAAAACGCCCGCGTCGTGAAACCGTCTGATGAGGCGATTCTGCGGATTCAGCGCGGGCGGTTGGGGTCTATGCGTGTGGCCGCGCTCGATTATGCCTGGGTTGAGCGTTGGGTCCAGGCAATGAAGCGCGGGCAGGCGCTGGCGCCATCGACGATCCGGCATCATGTCGGTGCGCTGGCGCGCTGCCTGGATTGGCTCGCGCGCAAACACCCCGACCGCTTCCCCGGCAACCCGCTGCGGCTGCTGCCGAAGGGGTACGCGAGCTACAACGAGCATGACGCGATCGCCGTCCGGGCCGCTGGGGATGAGGCGCCGGAGGATGAGGCGCGCGACCGGCGCTTGTTGCCGGGCGAGGAAGGCGCGATTCGGCGGATACTCGCCGGGGAAAAACCAGCCGGGCGACAGCGGGCGCTGGCGCTGAACGATGGCGCGGCGCTGGTGCTGCTGTTTGATCTGGCGCTGGAAACCTCGATGCGCCTGTCCGAGATGTACACGCTGGCGTGGAATCAGGTCGATTTCGCCGGGCGCACGATCTACCTGGACCGCACGAAAAACGGCAGCAAACGCCAGGTGCCGATCACGTCGGTGGCGCTGCGGGTGTTGTCGGAGTATCGGCCGGAGCCGGAGCGGGTGGGGCTGGTGTTTCCGTGGTGGGACGGTCGCCAGACGCAGCTATCGCGCCAGCGCACGACCTCGCGGTTATCGCGCCAGTTCGCGCGGGTCTTCGACGCTGCCGGGTGCGCGGATCTGAGATTCCACGATCTGCGGCATGAGGCGATCAGTCGGCTCTACGAGCGCACGACGCTGGAAAGCACCGTTATCCGCAAAATCGTTGGGCATATGAGCGCCAAGGCGCATGATCGATACCTCAATCTGCGGGCATCGACCGTCGCGGAGCGGCTGTGGTAATTGGTCACGCGGCCGCACCGAGATCCGGGAGTCGGCCGCGCCGCCCGTAGCGAGCGTTCGCCGCCCCGTTGGCGGTTTGCACTGCGGGCCGTGCGTCGCGCGTCATTTCACCGGCTGCGATCTTGCGGGCGTACTCACGCCGCTCTGCCGTCTGCCGCTCGATTTCGGCGCGCAGGAATGCACGCAGGTCGTCGATGTGGAATACCAGGGCTTTGCCGATTTTCCCGGCGGATAGCAGTCCAGTGTCGACCAGTTCCTCAACGGTCGCGGTTGAGGTGTTGAGGTATTCGGCCGCTTCGGCCAGCGAGTATGTCTCTTTCATGACATGAGCCTGTCGAGTGGGCTGGTCGCGCCTCGTCCGCCCCGGTTGAGCACGTGCGTGTAGGTCATGGTGGTGGACACGTCCGCATGCCCCAGCAGCTCCTGCACGGTGCGGATGTCGGCGCCGGTTTCCAGCAGGTGGGTCGCGAAGCTGTGGCGCAGGGTGTGGGGGTGCACTAGTTTGTGGATGCCGGCCGCGCGCGCGGCTGCTTTCACCGCGCGCTGAATCACCCACTCGCCGATGTGGTGGCGGCGATAGACGCCGGTGCGCGGGTCGGTGCTGTAGCTGCGCGCCGCGAATACGTATTGCCACGCCCATTGCCGCCCGGCCTGCGGGTATTTGCGTTCGATGGCATGGGGCAGGGCTACGTCTGCGTGGCCTGTCGATAGGTCGGTGTCATGCATGACGCGCCGGGCTTGCAGATGATCGGCAATCTCGTCTATCAGGCTCGTCGGGATCATAGTCACGCGGTCTTTGTCGCCCTTGCCCTCGCGCACGATGATTTCGCGCCGCTCGATGTCCAGGTCTTTGACCCGCAGGCGCAGCCCCTCGGTCAGCCGCATGCCGGTGCCGTACAGAAGCTTGATGATGGTGCCTGCCGTGCCGTGCACGTGGCGCAGTAGCGCGAGCGTTTCGCGCTGCGTCAGCACGGTGGGCAGGCGCTTGCTTTCGCGCGCGCGGGTAATGCCGTCCAGCCACGGCAGATCGATGCCGAGGACGTGGCGGTATAGGTACAACACCGCGTGCATGGCTTGGTTCTGCGTGCTGGCGGACACGTTTTCCGCAACCGCCAGGTGAGACAGAAACGCCTCGACCTCTGCCGCGCCCATGTCGCGGGGGTGGCGCTTGCCGTGGTGGAGGATGTAGCGCTTGATCCAGTGGCAGTAGCTGCGCTCAGTCGTGAGCGCGTAGTGAGCCACCCGGAGCGCCGCGCGTACCTGATCCATCAGGCGCGGCGGACGGGCTTCTGCGGCTGCTGTCGCGTTTGCAATGGCTGTGTTAGTCATGGCGCGGGTTTCCGGGTGGTTGGTCGGCGTTATCCGACAAAATGTGTTGTTCAATTAGAGTTCGGCGTCACACAATGCAGGCACACAGCGGTTTCCACTGTCACCGGCCCCTTTCGGCTTTTCGCTTCGTACCGGTCAATCTGGTCGCTCAGCTCCTGCGGGTATTTCCACTTTCCGCAGCGCCCGCATTCCTTCTGCCGCAGTCCTGCCTTGTGCTGCACCTCGGCCCATTCATGCCAGGCCAAGTAGCCTTCTGGCGCTTGGTCGCCGGGCTTGGAATCTGGCGTCGTGCAAATAATCCCGCTAAATCCACGGCTGCTTAGTCTTGTGCAAGTCATTCCGTCCTCCGTAAATTGCCGCCGAACCCGTCAATCAACCCGACCGGCCTGACGGCCGTCGGGTTATCTCAGGCGTTGGGCGTCTTACTGCACGCGCGGCGCAGTGAAGCGCTCGTTCGGCACGTCGGGTTCCATGCCTCGCAGTTGAGCCTCAATGAAGCCCCGTGCGTACTCAGTTCCAAGGGTGCCCCACAGCGCGCCCATGAACGCCACCAGCACGCCCGTGATGTGGGCCTCCTGCGCCAGCTTGTCGTCGCTCGGCACCAGCCTGAGCATGTTCATGCCGAACTGCACGCCCGCGTCCATCGCGGCCTTCTCGCGTTCAGTCATTCCAGCAGTCTTCATCGTCGTCACTCCATTGGTGGCACAGGCATTCGCACTTGTATCCCTGCGCAGCCAAGGTGCCGTAGCGCAGCGAAGCACACCATGCGGCATCCCTGTCCTTGCAGGCACAGCCGTAGGTGCCGCGCGGCCCTTCGGCGTCCGTGCCTTCGTTCACCGGCCGCCCAACTGACGGTTCGAGCGGACCCACAACGGCCCGGCTACTTTGTCCCATCTTCCACCTCCTGTGCGGGCCGTTGCGGTCCGCTCAACCTAGCGTTATGCCCCGTTGGTCTCCAGTTGGTATTTCCGTTCTGTTTTGCAATGCAACCCATGCAGCGCAACACGCGCTCGACCGTGTTCTTGTGGCTGGCGTTGCAGGTCGCACACGTTTTCATCGCGCCGCCTCCATCGCCAGATAGATGCGCTCCAACAGCGCGGCGGACAGAATGAAGTCGCCCTTAGCCAGCATCACGTCATGTGCCGCTCCGATCATTTTTCGCGTTACCTCCGTGCTGTCGGCGCCGACTTTCGGTTCCTCAAACAGCAACCGTCCGGCTTCCATGCCTTTCGCGTTGCCGTGGTTGTAGCAGCGCGTCCCGTAGGCGCGAATCCACTCCAGCTCGCAGTCCGCCCACACAACCCCGCCAACAATGTCTGGGTGGTCGGTCTTTTCCACTTTCAGCGGGTCATATTGTTTCTTCATCTCGTCGTCCTCAAAAGGCATAATGGGCGTTATGCAAACACGTCTGCCGTCTTCGTATCCTTGAACGGCTCGGCTTCTGGGAGCAGGTCTTTCAGCCGGGTGTTGCCGTCTCCGTTGTACGGCAGGCTCATGCCATCCCATTCGCGGTCAAGGCGCGTCAGTTGCTCAAGGCTTTTAACCTCGGTCGCATCGTCTGCGGTCAGCGCGCCATCTCCGCAAATTTCGCGGGCCTCGCTCTCAGCAACGAAAAGTGCATCAATTTCGCTTTCAGCCATCACCACGGCTGAAATCTTCAGTTCCACAAAGTACGGTTTCAGCATTTCGTTTTCTCCAAGTTGTTGCATAACTGTGCCTTCAACGGCGACCGCCCTTACGGGCGTCGCGTTAAGGCGGCGTTGTGCCCCTCGGATGCCGTCTTGCCAGCGCCGACTTTCTGTGCTTCGTTGTGGGCTTCGACGGCCGCGTTGTACTCGTCGCACAGGATGTTGATCGGGTTGTCGTCGCCGATCAGCGGCCCTCGCGTTACCTGCAACTCACGGATGTAGTGGCCGGGGCCGTTCAGGGCATTCAAGACCTGCCGCAGTGCTGCGGCGCTCACTGTTACTTTTTCCATGCTCATTCTCCGTTGTGAGCCGGGGCACAACCCGGCAGTCGAGCGCGACCCTCCGGCGATAATGCCGCCTCCGGGCCGCTCACTTTTGCGTTAGTCGCTATCCTGAACTCGCACCAGAATGCAATGATTGCCGGCGGCATCATCCACGCCGATACGTCGCTCGTAGATTCTGCCGTCCTGCGGGCGCAGTCCTCGCAGCCCTCGCGCCAGCCCTCTTCGTCGCTGCCGACCCCCGCGCAGCGCGCCACGTCATTCGGTAGCTTCATCGTTCACCCCCTTCTGCCCGCTCTTGCATCAGCGATCCGATCACCGCATAGCACCCGGCGATGTCCTGCGGCAACACCATTTCTGCCGCAGCTTCGAGACGCACTTGCCGCGCTGGACTGGCGCGCAAATGCTCAATTTCGTCTCGCGCCGCCTGAAGCTGGTCTTTGAGCTTTCGTATCTGGTCGTGCGGGTGGCCAATCTCGTAATGCAGCGCGCTATCGTCCTCCGCAACCGGGGCCGGTGCGATGGCCTCCGGTGCGGGTTCGGGGACGGCGACGGCCTCGGCAAAGGGTACGCTTCGGGAGCTAACCGATCCGTCGCTGCCGGTGTTATTCGCCACCGCCGGCCGGGCGTTTTCTGCGTGGATTGATGGGTGGTGATATGTTCAGACGTTGTTAAATCCTTTCGTGCGGTCCAGCAGCGCGGCCTTGAACATCTCCAGAACGGTCGGATCAATCGTGTTGGGTTTGAGGTGCAGCGTGTCGGACAGCTGGCGGGTGCTGAGGCGCTTACCACCGCGTAGCGCGTGCCAGATTTGTGCTTTGCGGCTCCCAGGCTGGATGCCAGATGGGAGGTCGATTGCGTCAGCCGCGCCATGTTCGGCTGCGTCCATCAGATCGGCAGTCTCGACGGTTGGGAAATAGCGCAATGCTGGCGGCTTGCCTGACCGCTCGCAGTCAATCACGCCTTCCGTGCGGAGGGTGTTGAGTTCGTTCGCGACGGTTGTGTCGCTGATTTTGAGCGCGTTGGCGATGTTGATTGCCGTGCATTTGGCATTGTCGGCGATGTACTCGGCAATGCGCACGCGCTGGGGTTTAGTGGGGTTGGTGGTCATGCTGTTACCTGCTCCATCTGTATTGATATTCGGACTGTCTGCAAAACATCCTCGGCTTCGCGCCCGGTCATCTGCATCGCGTGGCGCTTGCACCGGTCGGCACATGCCCTGACCGCTGCGATGTCGGCGGCGAATACCGGCGAGCCGTGGCGCAGCTTCGCGGCCAGCTTGTGCAGCGGGCGCAGGTCGATCTGCCAGCCGTGGCGCGTGGCTGCGATTTCGTGAAATTGCGCGATACCCTCGATGGCTGGCGCGATCTCGTACCATCCGCGATTGGCGTCATCGTGCAAAACCGGCTTTCCCATCGCGGTATCCACCGTGCCGTCAATCTCCAGCCGGGCGAGCATGCGCTCCAGCGGAGCCCATACCGCATCGACTTTCCACGGCGTAAGTGCGAGTTTCAGCGCGCGCCGGTCCTGCTGCGGACGAGCGTTGCGCGGCTCGCGGATGCGCGCCATGGCGCGGCGCTGGGCGCGGGATAGGGGGTAGTCAGTCACGATTGCCCCTCACGCCACATGCGCAACCCCCGCGCCCAACTCACGGTGTAGAGCGCGCACAGAATCATCACGCCCCACTGCTGACCGCTCCAGGCCATCCAGACCCAGAACGGTTGTCCGAGCAGGCCGAATACGGGCGCCCAGCGGCGGCGGGCGGCGCGCGCGTCTTGTGAGAGCCACACGGCGAGCACCCCGAAAACTGCGATGCCTATTTGCGCAATCACCGCACGATCCCCGCATCCCGAAATTCGACCTCCGCGAGAGCAATCCCGATCGTGACGATTAGGTCGATCGCCTCTTGTTCGTCGCAATCCGTGTCCAGCGACAGCGCGGCCATGGCTTCGAGCATTTCGGCGATAGGTTGCTCGAGCCACACCGTCACGGGGATGCGGTCGCAATCAGTGTCGACCACGGCGGCAGGGATGCAGCGCGCGCTCATTCGGCCAGCAACCCGGCTTTGGCGCGCGACTCCACCCCGCGCACGATTTCGCGCGAGCTGGGGCCGGTGGTGGTGATGTCGAGCACGTGGGCGCGCTCCAGTCGCCGGATGCGCCACGACAGGCCGCTCATCTGCTCGATGTAGGCGCGGCGGGTGGCTGCTTGCTGGATTTTCGCGTCTTGCAGCCGCGCCAGGCGGATGCGGCGTTTGATCAGGGTGATGATGGACATTGTTGTCTCCGGTGGTTATGCGCGGATGCGGTGCCAGAAATCAGGGATCTGCGCGTCGGGGTCGTGGTACATGCGGCGCACGCTGCCGGACGGCATAATGTCGGGGGCGTCGAGGCACCCGAGTTCGGTCACGAACACGCGCCCGCCCATGAATGCCGGGCCTTGCCACTCGGGGCGTATGTCCTCGGTGGTGTTGGTGGTGGCGTCGATGCGCATGTTGTCGCGGCTCATTGCGTGGTGACCTCCATGCGCCGACCGGCTGCGGCGTTGCGTTGTGCGATCCGTGTGGACATGCGCTCGCGCAACTCCAGCGTCGCCAGCAACGCCGGCTCGCGCAGCACGCGCTCCAGCGTGATGCCCATGCGCGGGTAGGCGCTGCGGCGGTAGGTGGTGGTGAGTGGGTGCGGCATGGTTGGCCTCTTGTTGCGCTTTTAGGTAACAATAGTTACATTGCAGCATGTTGTCAACTATAGTTACCGCGTCGGGCACAAAAAAACCCGCTAAGCGGGTTGTCAGCGGCCGGGTTTGTTATTCAGGCCAGGTGACTTTAGAGACGGTCTGCCGCACCGCTGCGCAGGTATCAGGGGTTTTGCCCGAGTGTTGCAGCGCGGCTTCTCGCTGAATTCGTTCGGCTACTGCAATAGCGATAACAGGGCCAGCATCACCCATCCATCGCCCAACTTTGTCGAGCATCTCGGTTGTATCAACTCCGCAAGCAGTTGCCCGCCCGAGCATTGCTGCGTAGGTGAGCGCGGCGCTGATAGAGTCTGAGGTTCCGTCAAACGCTGCAACGGGGCCAAAGTGGATTGTTGGAGGCGCTACGGGGGCGCCGACCTGTTCGCTGGCTGCGATGACAATAAGTGCGGCGATGGCGACGAACGTTCCAACAACCGCGCTTCGCGGGAGATTTTTTTGAGGGCGCTTCCCTGCAGGTTTCCGCTGTCCGCAGTGTGGGCATGACCGCGCCTCCCAGGCAACAACCCCATTGCATGAGCGGCACTTCGTTAATGCGTTTGCGCTGTTGTCAATCGCTGCGGGTTTCTCCGATGGTTGTTGCTGCACTTTGACATGCGCAGGTTTGGGTGGTGTGACTTTGTTATGCGGGATATAGCCAGTCGATAGCTGCGTGCCGCTCCACGCGTAGGGCATTTTGCACTGAGGGCAATCAAGCAAAGGCAGTGCGGACTCGTCTGCGGTGCGCGCATGTCCGCATGATTTGCAGGTAGGTAGCATGACTACACCGTCCGTCGTCGAAATTCAAGCACCTTTGCGGTCGGACCCAAACCGTGCATCACGCGACGGTTTTTTCTGGGCCGTTGCGTGTTCCGTAGAGTCTGCGAGCAGTTTCGATCGCAACGGTGATTTGAGCATCAACCATTGCGCGCCCCTCGTCAGTCAGGTCGTGATAACCATGGAGTTTGCGCGAAAACTGCGGCCCAATGCAAGCATTAGCGCTTGGCTCGTTCGCCTGGTGCGCCGCCGCAGCGTTGCCATCTGCTTTGCTGTATTCGAGTTCGCCGCGCAAGAGTTCGTCGGCGGGTAGGCGGAACAAGCGACACAGCGCTACCAGATTGACGAGCTTAAGGTTCTGCGTCTGGCCGCTTTCCCATTTTGTGACAGCAACGCGGCTTACATTCAGTCGTTCAGCCAACTGGCTTTGTGACATGCCGGCATTACGGCGTAGCTGCGCAATGCGCGTAGATATAGCCCCCATGGAACTATGGTTACACCAGCAGCGGAAACTATGGTTGACTACGTGTCGGTAACTATGGTTACAATGTGCCCTATGAACCACGATACTACCTCCTCAGCAATCGACAAACTCGGCGGAACAGCAGAAGTTGCGCGGCTCTGCGAGGTGTCACCACAAGCCGTTTCGAAGTGGCGCCGCGAAGGGATCCCTCGTGCGCGCCTGCTCTACCTGCGCGCCATCCGGCCGGGTGCGTTCGACCCGCCTGCCTGCACCGAAACTGGCGATGATCACCCGATGGAGGTTGCTTGATGGCAGGCCAAAGGGGTTGTTCTATCTGCGCCACCATTAGGGCGATGAAACGCCATCGCCGCGCTGCGGACGTGGCGCACGGTGCCGATGCGCGCATGCATGCGCTGTTCGACGAAATCAACGAACTGGACCGTGTGACGGGGCGGCTCGATATGCGCGCGATGGTGGTCAAGATCCGGAAGGATCGGGACGAAGCGCAGCTTCGCGCCGCGCAATCTCGACCAACTCGGATACGTAGTCCCTGGATATCTCGCGCACTGCGGGCGCTACGCCGCTTTGTGCCCAGTCGACTTGCCCGTGCGCAAACATCTGTTCGATCAGATCGGCAAGCCGGCCGGGGTCGGGATGCGTCATGACCAATGCGGTGATTACAAGGTGGTGAACGTTTTGCCGTATGACGGCGACCTGTGCCAGTTCCATGGCGCGCTCCTGTGGTGATGATCATGATGGGTGAGACCTCCGATTCTAGCCGCGTGGGGCGTGCCGCCCTTTTCGATGTTGCAGCCATCGTATGTGCCCCCGGTATCGGGGCGTAGGACCAAGACATGCACCCGACCAACCCTGATGACCTGGACGGCCCAACCTCGCACAGCGAATTGCTCAAGGTCGATTACGACCGGGTGATGCGCGCGCTGTACCGAGAGATGACGCGGTTCTGCACCCCGGGCGTGCAGAGCGGCGTGGCCGAGGTTGCCGCCTTGCTGGACCGCAACGCTCACGCGCTGCGCCACCAGTTCGGCCCGACCTGCTACGACCACGCCCCTACGGTGCATGCGTTCCTGCAAGTGATCGAGGCGCTGCGTGCGCGTGAGGCGGTGGAGGCAATCGCGGCTCTGGCCGACTGCACCACCATCCCGCGCTCGCCCACGGCAAAGGCGGTCAAGGCACCGGCGTCTGATGCCGCAGCCTTCGCCGAGCTGGTCAAGCGGGCGCGGGATATCGAGCTCACACACCCGGCGTTCCAGCCCGACCGCACGCAACCGCTGACCCAACAGCAGCGCGAGCAAACGCGCGACGCGCTGTTTGATCTGATCGCATACACCGCACACCTGATTGCCCGACTGAGCTAAGCCCATGCCAGACATTGCCGACATCGCATCAGAGCGCGAGCAACTAGAGACCGCGCTCGCAATTGCAACCGCCAGGCGAGCACCTCCCGCCACGCCGCAGCCCATGGGCTACTGCCACAACTGCGATGAGCCGATAGACGGCGCCGCATTCTGCGACGTGGATTGCCGCGACGACTGGCAGGCCCGCCAAAGGCCCGCCCGATGACGCCGTTCACAATCCCCAGCCCCTTGCCAGTGGGGCAGCGCGACAGCGCAGCAAAACCCAGCACCGCAAAACAAAACACCCAGCCAGGCAGGGGGCCCCTATGCGATTTGTTGCATAAGGGTGCGGAGAGGCTCGAGTTAGGGGTAGTCAGTGGCATCTGAATCTACTGAAGTGCAGGTGCTCTGATGGCCGCGAGCAATTACGACGACGTTGTCGACCAGCTGGCCGCCGCCGGGCTGGTGATCAAGCTCCTGATGATCGGCCCGACCCCGAGCGGCAAGCCCTGGCGGTGCCCGGTCGAGGGTGAGCGCGAGAAGCGCGGATGGTACCTGCTGCATGAGATCGAGATTGACGGCGACGCCGTTCTGGTCGGCGCATACGGGATCTATCGGGGCGACGACCCGGGCACCACAAAAATCACGCTCAAGAATCGCGTTCTGACCGCCGAACAGCGCGCAGCTATCCGGGCGCGTCAGGTTGAAGACAATCGGCGCATGAAGGCGCTGGTCGCCGCCGCATCTGCCAGGGCAGCCCGGCGTGCGGAATCCGTTTGGCGCAAGTGCACACAGACCGGAGATTGCGACTACCTCGCCCGCAAGGGCGTGCAGGCGCACGGCGTGCGGTTCACGCCATCGGGCGCCATGGTGATTCCGATGATGGACACCGCATGCCGTGTCCATGGCCTGCAGTTCGTGCTGGGCCGCGCCACACACGCCGAGCGCATCAAGCGCGACGGCAAGGACAAACGTTACTGGCCGTTCGGCTGCACCACAACCGGGCATTTCCACCTCATCGGCATGCCAACGTGGATTGTGCTCGTCGCCGAAGGCTACGCCACCGCAGCCACGCTGCACGAAGCCACTGGGCTGCCCGTGGCGGTCGCCTTCGACGCCAACAATCTGTTGCCCGTCTCCGAGGCGCTGCACAAACGCTACCCGCGCGCGCGCCTCCTGATCTGCGCCGACGACGACGCCTGCGGCAAGTGCGTCGAGTGTAAAACGCCCGTTCGTACCGGCGACCCTACCGAGATCTGCGCGAACTGCGGGAAACCCCACGGCAGAATCAACCCCGGACGCAGCCGCGCCAGCGCTGCCGCCCTGGCGGTCGGGGGGCAATGGATAGCCCCGAAATTCGCCGACCCTGACGCCATCTGGCAGAAATTCGTCGCCCAGGGGCACAAAACCACAGACTTCAACGACCTGCACGCCGCAGAAGGCCTCACGACGGTACGTTCTCAGATCGAGGCCGCGTTGCGCACGTTCGGGTGGACGCCGCCCGATGCCGTTCCGGGGGCCACCACCACCAGGGGGGCGGGGGCTGACAACGTGCTGCGCCCCATCGACACCCTTGACGAACTGCTCGAGCGCTACGCCCTGATCTACGGCGAGAAAGAAGTCGTCTTCGACCGCGCCGAAAACATGATTGTCAGCCTCACCGACATGCGCAACATCTGCATCAGCCGCGAGCTGCACCGGCGCTGGATGGAGCATCCAGCCAAAGCCATCGTCCGCATGTCCAACGTCGGTTTCGACCCCACCGAAAAAGACGCCGCCATCACATGCAACACCTACGCTGGGTGGCCAACCACCCCGAAGCCCGGCAGTTGCGAAATGCTGCTCGAACTACTCGCTTACCTGTGCAGCGCCGAAGAAAACGCCGATGCCGTCTACACCTGGCTGCTCAAGTGGCTCGCCTACCCCATCCAGTTCCCCGGCGCAAAAATGCAAAGCGCCGTCGTCATACACGGCCCGCAAGGCACCGGCAAATCACTCGTATTCAAAGCCATCTGCGGCATATACGGACGCTACAGCCTCACCATCAACCAAGCCGCCGTCGAAAACCACCGCAACACCTGGTTGTCGAGCCGCCTGTTCATCCTGGCAGAAGAGGTCGTTGCGCGCCAGGAACTCTACCAGGTCAAAAACGCGCTTAAAGACCTGGTGACCGGCGACACCGTCTATGTCGACCCGAAGTTCGTCAACGCCTACGCCGAACGCAATCACGTCAACCTCGTTTTTCTGTCCAACGAAGCCATGCCGCTGGTGCTCGAAGACGACGACCGCCGACACCTCGTCGTCAGCACCCCGAAAGGCGGACAACCCGCCGACTTCTACCTCGCCGTCAAGCGCGAAATCAACGACGGCGGCGGCGCAGCCCTGCATGCACACCTGCTCGCGCTCCCCCTGGGCGACTTCGACCCCCACACCCGCCCCCCCATGACGGCATCCAAAGCCGCCCTGCAAGATCTCGCCCTCGACAGCACATCACGGTTCTACCGCGAACTCATCAGCGGCGACATCGACGGCGTGCGCCCCGGCACCGCCGCCCTCGGCACCGACGTGTTCGACCTCTACCGCACATGGTGCCACCGCATCGGCGTAAAACCAGCACCCATGCCACGGCTACTCAACGCCCTGGAGAAAAAACACGGCATCGACACCGCCCGCAAACGCTACCTCGACGGCCAAACCGTCAAAGGCCCGCACGGCGTCTGCTACATCCCCCGCTGGGACTCCGAAGCCCGGCGCGTGCTCATCCAGCCCGAAAAACCGGTCAGCGAATCCGACAACACATGGCACGGCGCCTGCATCACCGCATTCCGCAACGCCGTCAAAGACTACAAAGGTGCCGCCAATGGCTGAGCGCGCCACCACCTCGGCAAAATCTGTGCGGCATCAACGCACTGTGCGGCATATGTGCGGCATGCCTGTGCGGCATCAAACCCGCGCCGTTACTGGACTGTGCGGCATGTGCGGCAACCCGCGCGCACACGTGTACGCAGACACACACACCCGCGCCGCCACCGCCAAAACAAAACACTCCCTCATGTGTGCGCGAATCATGCCGCACATGCCGCACATACCGCACACCCCAGCAAACACGCGGGGTCTATCCGTGCGCCTTCCGCGCGACTATTCCGCACATACCGCACATAAAAAAATAGAGGTAGAGCAAATGGAAGAAACCTCGCCCCACCGGCAAGCCATCACCTGCGGCCCCGACAACATCGCCGAATTCAACGCCCGGCTGCGCTCAGAGCTACCCGAGTTTGCCGCCTTCGCCAAAGCCATGCTCGACATCGGCCTCATAGACGGCCTGCGCGGCGCCCGCATCGGCCCCTTGGGCAGCCTGCCGGCCGACGGCGTACCCATGACCCCTCTAAGCATCGAAACAGAGCGCAGCATCGCTGATAGCGACTGGAAGCGGGGGAGGGTGCAGCAATGATTCAGTCAGACGTAACCACTTTCACAGAGTTCGCCAAATTGCTCGGCAAAAAAAGCAGTTGGGTCACCCAACTCAAAAAAGACGGGCGCCTCGTACTCACTGACGACGGACGGCAAGTCCGCGTGCCCGAATCCATGGTCCTTATCGAATCCACCCGCGACCCCGCCGCCCAGCACGTCACCGACCGCCACGCCGAAGCCCGCGCGCAAACGGCAACGAACACGCCCCCCCCCGGACGCGAAAACGCTAGCAGCGAGAAGATCGGCAACACCTACCAGGCCGCCCGCGCCGTAAAAGAGCGCTACCTCGCCATGTCCGCCAAACGCGACTACGAGATATCCATAGGGCGCCTGCTCGAAGTCGCTGACGTTGAATCCACCATCGCCGACGCCATGACCACCCTGCGCACACGGCTCGAAATCCTGCCAGACGTACTCGGCCCGCAAATGGCAGGAGTGTCAGACGAAGCCAAGGCGCGCGCCATCCTCGCTGAAAACATCGAAAACGCACTAGAAGACCTGGCGCGGCAATTTCGCAACATTGCACAACCGGAGTCAAACCCATGACCAAAAAGCTACGCCAGATTGAACACATCGCCGTCGACGCGCTCGTTCCCTACGCGCGCAACAGCCGCACCCATAGCCAGGAGCAAATCTCACAGGTTGCAGCCAGCATTCGCGAGTTTGGCTTTACCAACCCCGTCCTGATCGACGGGCAGGGCGGCATCATCGCCGGGCACGGCCGCGTCATGGCCGCGCGGCAACTAGGGATTGCCGAAGTGCCGTGCATCCGGCTGGCGCACTTGACCGAAGATCAAAAGCGCGCCTATGTCATCGCCGACAACAAACTCGCGCTCAACTCGGAATGGGACGAAAACCTACTAGATGCGGAGCTTGAAATTCTCAATGACGCAGGCTTCGACCTGACATCTGTTGGATTTACAGATGAGGAACTCGACCTGTTCGAAGAAGCATCACGTAGTGCCGGCACAGCAACAACCATTCGCGAAATCGAGGTCACCGCCGTGCGCGCTTCGTTCTGGATCTCGGTGCGCGGTCCGCTCGAACAGCAATCTCATGCGCTGCAGCGTCTGAAAACGCTGATGGCGGAAATTCCAGTAACCGTTGAAATCGGGAGTGTGGCAAATGGGGTGGGCTGATAGTGTCAAAACGTCGAAGAAAACCAACAATCACAGCCGTTCGCGATCGGACAAAGTTGCGCTTCGACGCCTGGTGCTGGAATACATGCCAAGTGCGCGAGTGCTCGACGCATTCGCGGGGTCCGGCTCGATGTATCGAAAAGTATGGCGCGAAGCCGATGACTACGTTGCTTGTGATCAACGATGGTACCCGGATGATCGGCTTGCCTACGTGTGCGACAACCGCATTCTCATGCGCGCGGTTGATCTGCAGCCGTTCAACGTGTTCGACCTTGACGCCTACGGATCACCGTGGGAGCAAGTTGCAATTCTGTGTGCGCGCCGAGTCGTGGCCCCCGGCGAAATGCTCGGGTTGGTGCTGACCGATGGCTCGCGACTGAACCTCAAAATGGGTGGAGTGCCGCTTGCGCTGCGACAGATGGCCGGATTCATCACCAAAGTTTCTGGCGCCAGCGTATTGCAAGAAGAAGTTGTTGATCGCGCGATAGCAGGAACTGCAAAAGCCTTGAATTGTGAGCTGATCCGACGCTGGCAGGCAACCGGCAAGACCGGCGCAGGCGTACTCTACAACGCCTTGATACTGCGCGGCTTGCCGGCGGCGGGGGGTCAGTGATGCTGCTGAACGCGCAACGGATTTGCGTAACCTTTCGGCAAAAAAGGTTGCAAGTCGCGCTTGATGTAGTGGGCGACGCCCAGGCGTGCGCAAAGGTCGATCATGCGGTGCGTGTAGTCCTCCCAATCGGTGGTCTTGGTCATGGGCAGGTAATTGACGCGCCCGATTTTGTACAGGTCGACAAACGCGTGCGTTTCCTCAACGATCCGCATCGACGCTTCGACATCGAGAGTGGGTTCAAGGCTTGCCCAGGTGAATATGCCCTTGCGGTGATACGCCATCAGCGCCGCGAGCCGGTCGGACGGAAGCGCAGCCCCCGGTTCCCACTTGCGCGAAAAACTGTCATCCAGGCTCGTCAGAGTCGACGCGAAGCAGTCGCGCTCTGGCCGGAACATATCAATATCGCGAAGCGCCATCGTTCCCCCCTTCGTCAGCACACACACGCCCAACCCGTGTGCTTGAAGCACACGAATTACCTCTCGCGTGAGCCGGTTGTCGTGAGGGTGGTACACGTCTGTAGTAAAGCTGAGCATGACTTGCTCATCAACCCCCAGAGCCTGGTATTTACGCGCGTCCTTGACCAACGCTTCGAGGAAGCCCGGTCTTTCGAGTGCTCCGGAGTTAAAAATCTCCCGATCGATCTTGATCGCACGCGGCACGTAGCAATACGCGCACTTGTGCCCGCAGCCTCGATACGGGTTGCAGGCCAGGGGCGCGTATTCGCCAGCTTGACCGCGCGGCGCGTAGATCATCGAACACCCCTTGACCGACACCCCGTCGGGGTTGAGTTGCGGCGCCGATCGCCGCGAAACGGGCATTTCAACAGTTGTGTGCATGAGCGTTCTCCATGTGGTTTTCAGTAATGGCAACAACATATATATTATACATTCCGCATCGTGAAAAATCAACATAAACAACAGCTTACGAAAAATCATGAAATACACACAACAGCTTAAAACGCCCGTAGCGCCGTTTTTTTGGTCGTGTCCATATAAGGGTATTGACACATCAATAAAAACGCCCGTAAAAGGGCCGATAAGATATTGTTTTTTAATGTGTTTTTCTATTTTTACAGGGATTGTGCAATCACAAACACAATGCGCATGTAAGTCGTTGAAAACAATGATGTTTAATTGACCATGCAAGCCGCCTCCACCGTCATCGCCCGCACCATCGCCCGCACCATCGCGCCGCGCAAGCCGCTCACCGTCTCGCAGTGGGCCGACCTGCATCGCAAGCTCACCACCAAGAGCAGCGCCGCGCCCGGCGACTGGCGCACCAGCCGCAACCCCCCGTTGCGCGAGCCCATGGACTGCATGAGCGTGCGATCGCCGGTCGAAGAAGTCGTTCTCATGTTCCCGATCCAATTCGGAAAAAGCGAAGTCGAAACAAACACCGTCGGCTACATCATGGACCACGCCCCCGGCCCGACCATGGTTGCGCTGCCCTCTGAAGTCTCGATGAACAAATGGATCAACCAGAAGTTGAACCCCCTCATCGAATCCACCTCCGCCGTGCGAGCCGCGCTCACCAGCAACGCCAGCCGCAACGCCGCCAACCAGAAAGAATTCAAGGACTTCACCGGCGGGCAACTCTACATCGAACACGCCGGCACCCCGGCGCGCCTCAAGTCCACCACCGTCCAATGGCTGCTGGTCGATGAATTCACCGAATTCGCCGACAACCTGCGCAGCGGCGACGACCCAGAAACCATGCTCGACGGGCGCACCTCCGCGTTTCCCGGCCGCAAAAAACGCCTCTACGTCTCAACCCCCGGCGTCAAAGGCCGCTGCCGCACCGCCCGCAAGTTCGAGAAATCCGACCAGCGCCGCTACTACGTCCGCTGCCCCCACTGCGACCACGCCCAGCCCCTCATCTGGGACGGCCTCAAATACGCCCGCGACCACGCCGGCCAGGTCACTCACGCCTGGTACGTCTGCCGCGACTGCGGCGACATGATCGACGAGCACCACAAAACGCAAATGCTGCGCGACCGCGAAGCAGGCGGCACCGCAGAATGGGTGCCAGAAAACCCCGGCGCCCGCATCCGGGGCTATCACATCAACTGCCTCTACTACCAGATCGGCCTCGGCCCGCGCTGGGTCGAAATGGCGCAACTGTGGGTCGACGTGCAAAACGACCCACCAGCACTCAAGACATTCATCAACGACCGCCTCGCCGAACCCTGGGAAGACCGCACCCTTAAGGCCGTCCGCCACAACCTCGTGCAAGACCGCGCCGAAGCCTACAAACTGCGCTTCGCCCCGCACGGCGTCATCTGGATCACCGCCGGCGTCGACACGCAAGACGACCGCCTCGAAGTCCAGATTGTCGGCTGGGGCGTCTCCCGCCGCAGCTGGACCCTCGACTACGTCGTACTCTACGGCGACCCCGCCAACGAAGAAGTCTGGACCGCGCTCACCGACCTCCTCAACCGCGCCATCCCCCACGCCAGCGGCGCGCAACTCCCCATCGCCGCCGTCGCCATCGACGGGCGCGGCCACCGCACCCAGTTCGTCAAAGACTACGCACGCCGGGGTGTCGTGCGCCGCGCCATGGCCATCTTCGGCGCCAAAGCCGCCAACGCACTACCGCTCGCCCGCCCCAAACGCGAAGACGTCGACCACCTCGGCAAAACCGCCACCGACGGCCTCCACACCTACCAGGTCGGCACCATCGCAATCAAGCACACCTTCTACCAACGCCTGGCCGGCGACGCCGAACAAGAAGACCCCGCACAGCGCTGGTGCCACTTCCCCATGGCGCTCGCCTCCCACGCCGAAAACAACCCCGTGCCCAGGTTTTTTGAAGGGCTGGTCTCCGAAATCTTCGACCCGAGCAAAGGCCGCTACGTCCCGCGCAAAGGCGGGGCCCGAAACGAACCCCTCGACACCTGGGTATATGCCTACGCAGCCACCCAGCACCCGGAACTCGCCCTGCACCGCTACAGCCGCGCCCAGTGGGAAGCCGACGCCGCCCGCATCACCGAAGCCGCCAGCGTCACCACGCCCGACAACAAGCACCCCACAGCCAAAACCACCCACCCACCCACCCCCACTCCCACCCCCACTCCC